GGACAGGGTACTGAAAGAACTGGCCGCCATAGCTTTTGCTAAAGCTACAGACTATGCAGAAGTTAAAGACGGGCAGGTAAACATAAAAGACACAGCAAACCTGGATGAGCAGCAGATCAGAGCTATTGCTGGGATAAAAGAGGGCAAATTCGGTATTGAGGTGAAATTAAATAATAAAGAGCAGGCCTTGGAACTTCTTGGAAGACACCTGGGAATGTTTAAGGATAAACTGGAAATATCCGGATTGGATGAAGAGAAAAAGAAACTGGGAGACATCCTGGAGCAGCTCCGAGGGGGTGATTAACCTTCATGAGTTCTCAGAGATTAGTATTATCAGATAAATACAAAGCATTTCTACATTGCAGTGCTCCGGTAGAATTTCTTGAAGGAACCTGACTACGGCAGCAGGGAAAACAACAGTAGGACTTTTTAAATTCATGTGTAAGGTTGCAGAATCTCCAAAGAAACTGCATATTCTTGCAGCGGACGATACAGGAACAGCAGAAAAGAATATCATCAATAAAGATTTAGGGATTTTGGATGATTTTGGAATTTTGGTAGAGTACAACGGATCTGGAACAAAAGATGATAAGATTCCCCATATATTGTTTCATGCCCCACAGGGTGATAAGACAATATATGTTCTTGGATATGGCAATAAAAAGAAATGGAAGAAAGCTTTAGGCGGACAGTATGGCTGCCTGTATATTGACGAGGTTAATACAGCAGACATTGACTTTGTCCGGGAAGCGTCTATGCGGTGTGACTATCTTATGGCAACTCTCAACCCGGATGATCCAACCCTGGATGTATACAAAGAATATATCAATTGTAGCAGACCTTTGCCGGAATGGGCAGACAGCACACCACAGGAAATAAAAGATGAATTAAGAGAAGAACCAAAACCCGGTTGGGTTCATTGGTTCTTTTCTTTTGATGATAATGCCGGACTTCCGGAAGAAAAGAAACAGCAGATCATCCAGAATACACCGAAAGGCACAAAAATTTGGAAAAACAAGATACAGGGCTTGAGAGGAAAAGCAACAGGCTTGATATTCCCTAACTTCAGCAGGAAGCAGCATGTCGTTTCAGAGAAATGGATAAAAGCCCAGATGGTAGCAGGAAAGCTGAAATTTAAAAAATTCACCTGTGGTCTGGATACTTCGTATTCTTCAAAGTCTCCGGACACAATCGCAATGATATTCCAGGGAATCACAGAGGACAGGAGATTGATCACACTGGCTGAAAAAGTATACAGCAATAAGGATCTGGATCAGCCGCTTGCCCCTTCCGATACAGCCGTAAAATTCATAGAGTTTTTGGAGAAATGCCGAAAGGATTGGGGATTTGCAAAAGATACCTTTGTTGATTGCGCAGATGCTGCTACGATCACAGAATTGAGAAAGTACAAACGTCTTCATGGCTGCATGTACAACTTTGTAGAATCTTACAAAAAAGTAGAAATTTTGGATAGAATCAAGCTTCAGCTTGGATGGATACAACAGGATTGCTATCTGGTTGTAGATACATGTATCAATCACATAGCTGAATTGGAGAAATATTCCTGGGATGAGGAAAAAGATATCCCGGAAGACCGAAACGACCATACGATAAACTCCCAGCAGTATGGCTGGATCCCATACCGGAATATGATCGGATTCGAAACGGAGGAAACGAAAAGGTGAAATGGATGGATAAATTGAATGAGAATATTAAAAAGACAGTCCGGAGCTGGCTGAACGTGGTCCCGGCAAATCCATATAATTTCCAGATCAATGAAATGCTGGACTTCGAGGGCCATTCGATCCGCAACAGGATCTGGTACAGAGGAGACAGTAATGAACTGGAACAGTTCTACCAGCAGAACAGCGAATATGCAGACAAATATAAGTTCTGGACAAGCAAATGCTCCCCGGGTATGGATATGAGAAAAATCCATACGGGGCTGCCTGGATTAACCGTGCGGACACTTTCTGCAGTAGTCCTGCCGGATATGGATGAGTTCGAATTTGAGTCTCCGGCTCAGGAATCACTCTGGAAAGAGATAGAGAAAGAGAACAAGTTCCGGAAAAAGATGGAGAGCGCATTGAAAGAGGCTCTGTTTATTGGTGATGGAGCTTTTAAAGCAGTTATTGATACTTCTATCAGTGATTATCCGATCCTGGAATGGTACCCGGGAGACAGAGTAGAATTTGTTTACCAGAGAGACCGGATCCGTGAGATCGTATTTAAAACTCCTTATTACGAGAAAGGCAGGACTTATGTTCTGAACGAACGATACGGATATGGATATATCATTAACGAACTGTACCAGGGAAATAAACTTGTAGATATGAAAACGATCAAGGCAACAGAGAATCTTAAAGACGTTACATTTGATGATTCACTGATCCTGGCAGAACCCTTCATGATCTTTGAATCTGCCAAATATGAGGGACGGGGTGGAAGCATCTTTGATGGAAAGCTGGACAACTTTGATTCTCTGGATGAGACATGGTCACAGTGGATGGATGCCCTGAGAGCAGGACGGGCAAAGACATACGTCCCTGACTGCCTGATCCCTCATGATCCCGAAACAGGACAGCTTATGAAACCAAATCCTTTCGATAACCGTTATCTGGCAGCAGAAGGGGATATGAGAGAAGGACAGAAAAACCAGATCATGATGGAACAGCCGGCAATTCCACATGAGAGCTATCTGGCATCATACATAACAGCCTTGGATCTGTGCCTGCAGGGAGTGATCAGCCCCTCTACTCTCGGTATTGATACAAAGAAACTGGACAATGCGGAAGCACAGAGAGAGAAAGAAAAAACTACTCTCTATACCAGAAATTCTATTGTGGAGGCAATGCAGGAAACACTGCCAAATGTAGTGGGAATGTGCATCAATGCCAACAATATCCTTCATAAGCAGTCTATAGAAGAAGTGAAAGTAAATATTCCTTTTGGGGAATACGCCAACCCTTCTTTTGAATCCCAGGTGGAAACAGTAGCCAAAGCAAAACAGGGCGGAATTATGAGCATTGAGCGCTGCGTGGAGGAACTTTACGGAGATAGTCTGGATGAACATTGCAAGGAAGAAGAAATAGCCCGTCTGAAAGCAGAACAGGGAATCCAGGATCTGGAAGAACCGGCAGTCAATATGGAACTTGGTGATTTTGAAGTAGATACAGGAGGCGGATCAGATGAAAGTGAAGGTAAACAATCGAATATACCGGATGAACAGAAGGGAGTATCAGGGACTTCTTAAAATTGCAAAAGAACAGGTTCCTATGGGCGTATATGCCTTGGAAAAAGCAGATTATGCGGAACTTCGATGTGATCATTGCGACAGCATTACAAAATTGAAGGAACTGACACGACAGTTTAAGTCTCAAGGATTCAAGGTATTGTCTAATGGCAAGGATAAATGATGAATACGATATTGGAGCTGCCTTTGAAGCTATAGAGAATGAACTCATAGCATCCATGATCCGCAATATGGAATCTCATAAGCAGGAAGAAATTGACGAAGACAAACAATGGTCCATGTGGCAGACAGAAATGCTGAAATCCCTGGAAGAATATAAACATAATAATCAAAAGAAATATGGCAAACAGTTTAAGGATATCAATGCAAAGATAGCGGAGCTGATTCGGACTGCAAGAACAGAAGGAAATATGCAGCAGGAGATCACTATTTTGAATGCCATAAAAAAAGGCTTTCCGGCAAATAAAATAAGCAAGGGAGGTACTGCAGAATTTTTTAAGCTGAATGATCGGAAGCTGGAAGCTCTGATCAAAGCCACAACAGATGATATGAAGAAAGCAGAAACTGCAGTGCTTCGCATGGCTAATGATCAATATCGGAGAATTATTTATAATGCTCAGGTATATGCCAATACCGGTGCAGGAACCTATGAAAAAGCTGTGGATATGGCAACTAAGGATTTCCTCAAAGCAGGTCTAAACTGCGTGGAATATGCCAATGGTGCCAGACATACCCTTGCAGACTATGCAGATATGGCAATCCGAACAGCAACGAAAAGAGCGTACCTGCAGGGGGAAGGAGAGAAACGCCGGGAATGGGGCGTGTACACAGTGATTATCAATAAACGTGGCAGTGGCTGTCCTTGCTCTTTGTGTGTTCCATTCGTGGGAAAAGTCATGATTGATGATGTATGGAGCGGAGGTCCGAAAGACGGAGTATCTCCCGTTACAGGAATTAAGTATCCGCTGATAAGTGCTGCCATAGCAGCTGGACTTTACCATCCCCGATGCCGTGACAGCCATACAACCTACATTGAAGGAGTCAATACTCCACCCGATGGGAAATATACCAGAGAAGAGCTCAACAACCTTGTAGAGAAAAACGCCAGGCGGGAACGTCAGCAATATGCCGAACGCCAGGAAAAGAAATATAATAGGCTGTCACAATTCTCTCTGGATCCGGAGAACCAACAGGTGTATGGACAAAAACAAAAAGAGTGGCAACATGTTAGAATGAAGACTGGTAATATGGACAGCCAGGAATATGCAGAATCAAAAAGACCACTTGCAGATTTCCACGCAGTTCCGCAGAATCAGATTGTCAGCCTTCTTCGTACAGAATCACAGGATTGGATTGATTGTTTATCAGAAAAAGAAAAACATGCGATTGAAAAATACACGTTCAATTCTGGCGATCAAAAGCCGGATCGATTCTTTGAACGGCTTAATGCTATGCTTCGTGGAGATATAGCAGAAGATAAAAAACTTAGAGAGTATGCAGAAACAATATCAGGTGCATTGAAAAAGAGTAAGATTCAGCATGATGTTATTACATATAGAAATCTGGACATACCACTTTATGATGAATTTGAAGTAAATGATCTGGTCACGGAAGGACAGTTTATCAGTACTTCGGTGACTCAAGGAGCTGCGTTGAACAAATCATATAAAATTTTGATATATGTACCAAAAGGCAGCAAAGGAGCATATATTGAAAGGATAAGCAGATATCCTAAGCAAAGAGAGTTATTGCTTGACAAGGATACTATATTCAGAGTAGTATCAAAGAAAGAAAAAGAAATAGAATTGCAGGTGATCGTATGAAGATGAAATCAAAGGAAAAGAAAGCCTATAAAGACTTTCAGGACAGAGTGGCAATGCTGGGTAAACCGAGAAAGCTTACAGAAGAAGAAATTAAGAAATTGAAAAAAGAAGGACGTATTTAGTACCACCAGTCAGAAATGGCCGGTGGTATTTTTATACTCTTTTTTAAAATTGCGCCGGCACAACAGAGGGAGGTGAGAACATGAAAATCGAAGTTATCCATAATTTCTACGATAAAGAAAACAACTTGAAGCTTCGAAAGGTTGGAGACAAATATTCGGTATCAAAAGAAAGAGGGAAATATCTCATAGCATTAAAAGTGGCTAAAGAGATCCCGGAACAGAAAGGCGGTGATCCAGAATCTCCCGCTGAGGCGTAGGGTGAAACGCCTTATTTTTATGCCCGAAGGCTTAAAACTACGCGGAGACACCGGGTTAACAACTGTTTATGTGAGACACACGTAAAACTGTATTCGTGCAGACAGCACATAAAAAACTGTAAAGGAGCATGTAAAAATGTATAAGAGATTCAGATGCAAATTATCAATGAACCTGCAGACATTTGCAGAAGGCGGAACTGGTGACGGTGGAGGAGGTTCAGGAGCAGAAGGCGGAACACCACCAACAGGAACACAGCAGACACCACAGTTTGATTATGATAAACTGGCCAGTCTGATCGCGGGAAAGCAGAGCGTAACAGAGGAATCTGTTTTAAAAGGCTATTTTAAACAGCAGGGGCTTTCAAAGGAACAGATGGACCAGGCAATTGCATCATTCAAACAGCAGCAGGCGGCAAATACTCCTGATGTAGCAGGACTGCAGAGTCAGATTACAGAGACTCAGAACCAGTTGACAGCAGCACAGGCAGCAGTGCAGGCCGCAAAGGTTGAAAACGCAGCTACAATGATGGCAGTATCCCTGGGGCTTGATGCAAAGACAATTCCATACGTCTTGAAAATGGCTGATCTTAGTCAGGCATCAGGACAGGATGGGAAGATTAACGAAGAAGCACTGAAAACAGCACTTAATACGGTATTGGAAGCTGTTCCGGCTTTGAAACCACAGGCTGACGGAAAGACCGGTTTTACTCAGGTAGGAACTGGCGGTAATCCGGCACAGCATTCTCAGACAACTACAAACCAAACAGCAGTGCCAACAAAACGTTGGAATCGCTGGAACTAAAAAGAAAGAAGGTATAAACTATGGCATTAAATTATGCAGAACAGTGGAGCCCGGAGCTCCTTGAAATCCTGATGCAGGGAACCCTGACATCTCCATTTGTAACTAGCAATGTTAGATGGCTTGATGCCAAAACATTTCATTTTACTCAGATGAGTACATCCGGATACAAGAACCACAGCAGAAAAGGCGGCTGGAATGTTGGCTCTTACGAACAGAAAGACGTACCATACACACTGACACACGACCGTGATGTTGAATTTATGGTAGATAAAGCAGATGTTGATGAGACAAATGCTACAGCTTCCATTCAGAACATTTCCCGCGTGTTTGAACAGACATGGGTAGTTCCGGAAACAGATGCGCTGTTCTTCTCCAAGGTAGCTCAGGCAGCTCAGAAGACAGAAGACTATCATGGATCCACAGCAACATCTGCATACACAAAGGCAAAAGTATTCGGTATGCTCAAAGATATCCTTGCAAAAGGGAAACTCAGAAGATACAAAGCAAATGGTTCTCTGCTTATGTATGTTCGCAGTGAGATTATGGACGCTCTGGAGCAGTCTACAGAATTCACCAGAAAGATTGAAATGACCCAGATTGCAGAAGGCGGTCTTGGCATTGAGACCAGAGTAACTGAAATTGATGGCGTGCCGATCATGGAAGTTATTGACGATGAGCGTTTCTATGATGCATTCAACTGGGAGCCGGAAGGCGGCGGATTTGAGCCACTCAAAAAAGCATCCGGAGTGACAGGAGCACACAAGATCAATGTGCTGGTTGCCTGTGGTCAGACCTGCAAAACCGTACCAAAGATTAACAGTATTTATTACTTTGAGCCAGGCGGACACACCAAGGGAGACGGATACCTGTATCAGAACAGATCATTTTCTGATGTATTTGTGTTCCCGAATGGACGTGATGGCAATATCGACAGTATTTATGTTGACGTAGACACAACAGAGGTTGGTGCCTGATCGGAGGGCGTCATATGAGATATAAATCATATGCAACAGAAAGCTATTACCTGGATACCTATGAAGGAATTCTGATACCTGAAGATGAAATAGAAAAAGCATTAAAGCAGGCAAGCAGACATGTAGATTCCCTGACCTACAACAGGATTGTAGGCCGGGGATTTTTAAATCTTACAGAATTTCAACAGGAAATTATCCGGGAAGTTATATGCAGACAGGCAGAATTTGAGTACGAGAATGCAGACGAAATAAGTAGCGTCCTGTCCTCTTACAGCATTAACGGCGTATCTGCCCAGTTTGGCAGTTCATGGAATGTATTTACAGGAAAAGGCATTGCAATGAAGAGAGATGACTATACACTTCTCTGTCAAACCGGCCTTTGTTGCCAATTAGCGAGGTAATCATATGAAATATCCATGTCTGGTACCCAGACGGTTATGTAAAACAGATATCAGCCTGTCGTTTGACAGAGAAGGTTTAAATGAGTACGGAGAACCGCTGGAACCTATACAGTATTCAGGAAAATGTAATTATCAGGATAAAGCCCGGACAGTGTTGACTGCTGAAAAGAAACTGATCAAGATCACAGGAACAGCCTTGTTTTGCGGGGACATATGCCCGGAACTTCCAGTCATATCCGGCGGTGAGGCTGTCATATTTGGTGTAAAAAGACGGATCGAACAGGGAACAAAGGCACGAAATTCTGACGGTTCAGTAAATTATACAGAGGTTCAGCTAATATGATCCGGGTAAATTCAACAGTGAGATTGAATCTTCCCAAAATCCGAGAACTCTCAGAGATGCAGGTGAAAGCTCTGGAACAGACGGCAGAAGCGCTTCACACAGAAGTGGTACAGGCTCAGGTTTTCCCGAGAGATACCGGAAACCTGCAGAATGAAAGCACGTTCGTGGATACTTCCAAAAGCAAACAGGGGAAAGTATCTATAGTATCATCAACTCCATATGCCAGAAGGCTGTATTTTCATCCGGAATATCATTTCCATACAGACGAAAACCCGAACGCAAAAGGAAAATGGTATGAAGACTGGCTTCCGGGAGGAAGAGAGGCAGATTACTGTACAAATGCATTTAAACGAATCTACAGGAGGCTGACAGGAATATGACATTAGCAGACGTGAGAGACTATATAGCTTCCCTTGAATTGGCTGCACACGTATACATGGGGAAACTTCCGGATAAGGAAGATAAATCTATTGGAGTATACAACAGCAAGCATCAGTATCCACAGCACATAGCACTTGGAGGCCCCGCTCAGGAGGGATACGGGCAGAAATATATAACTCTGCTGATACATTGGAATAAATCTCCAAGGGATACCGAAAAAACAGCTACAGAGCTGTTTGAAGTGCTCAGACGGGCAAGGGATATAACGATTAATGATGAAACCATTAAATTTATACAGCCACTTTATGAAATCCAGGATGTTGGAACGAACGATTCCGGAATTTGTGAAATGGTAATAGAGGCGGCTGTTATCTATGCGAAGAAAGGAAAACAGAATGAAACGTAAAGCTTTACAGATGAATTTACAGAAATTCGCAGGAAAAACAAACGTATTTCCGGTTCTTGATAACAAGTTCAAAGTTGGAAAGACAAAGGAATCAGCGACAACCATTGCAGATATGGAGACATTTTCCGTAGAGTTTTCTAATGGTGTGGAAACCTGGACACCTATGGACCAGGAAGGCTGGCAGAGAGCCCTGATGACTGCAAAGGCGGTTACCATCACTCTCAGTGGAAAGAGAAACATTGGAGACACAGGAAACGACTACATTGCAGGAAAACAGTTCAGTAACGGACATGATGCAGAAGGATATTTTGAATGGGAGTTCCCGGATGGAACAACCGTATCCTGGGATGCCGCTGTATTTGATGTTAAGAACTGTGGTGGTGGAGATTCCACAAATGTAGCTGCATTAGAGTTTGATGCAATCAGCAATGGCAAGCCTACTGTAACACCCGCTGTATAAGGAGAAGAATAATGGCGAAAAAAGTAAATATTACAGAAAAACTGGAACTGGATGGCAATCCATCCCTGATTATTGGCAAAGAGGAGTTAGAAGTAAACGCAGATGCAGCAACCATGTTAAAGATCATGGGAAAATATTCAGAATTTACCTCGGAAAATGCTACAGCAAAAGACATTCTGGATTTATACAATTTAATGCTCCCGGAGGAAAGTCGGGAAAAGATTGAAAAAATGAAGATCAGCTTTAATGATCTGACAACAATTGTCATGGAAGCCCAGAAACTTATTGTAGGAGAGGAAGAAACTGCGGGGGAAGCTCTGACCCATACTATGACCTGATTGAAGATTATGACCTGATCGTATCTTCCTTCCAGTCACAGTATGGGCTGAGACTGTCGAGAGAAATACACAAAATGTCATGGACAGAGTTTAAACAGATGCTCGTGGGAATTGACAATAAAACAGCGCTTGGAAGGATTATCGCAATACGTGCAGAGGATGATAAAGAAGTTCTGAAGACTTTTACAAAGGAACAGCATCGGATCAGAAATGAATGGAAAGAAAAACATGCAAAGGTAGTGGCTGAATCCATATCAAAACAGGAAATGGATACCGCTATGGATGGATTTAAAAATGCCTTTTTACGAATGGCTGGATTAGGAGGTGACTGAAACTACATATGGCAACAAGTATAGGACAGATTGCACTTGATCTTGTAGTAAACCAGAACCAGTTCCAGCAGCAGATGAACGGTATTACCAAACTGGCAAAAAAAGCAGGTGTTGCACTGGCAGCAGCTTTCGGAACCAAGAAATTAATTGATTTTGGCAAACAGTGCTTGGAATTAGGCTCTGATCTGGTAGAGGTCCAGAACGTAGTAGATGTGACGTTTCCTCATATGACTGCAAAGGTCGATGAATTTGCAAAATCTGCAGCACAGAGCTTCGGTCTCTCAGAGACTATGGCGAAACAGTACACTGGTACATTTGGAGCCATGGCGAAAGCTTTTGGATTCACAGAACAGCAGGCTTACGATATGGGTTCCAGTCTGACCGGATTAGCCGGAGATGTAGCTTCGTTCTATAATCTGAGTCAGGATGAAGCTTACACAAAGCTTAAATCTGTATTTACAGGTGAGACAGAGTCTTTAAAGGATCTGGGCGTTGTAATGACTCAGACAGCCCTTGACAGTTATGCGTTGGCAAACGGATTCGGCAAGACCACATCACAGATGACGGAAGCTGAGAAAGTAGCTTTACGGTATTCATTTGTGCAAAAGCAATTGTCAGCAGCTTCCGGGGATTTCGCAAGGACATCTGGAAGCTGGGCAAATCAGGTCCGCATCCTGAAGCTGCAGTTTGATTCTCTAAAAGCAACGATTGGACAGGGACTGATCAATTTATTTACGCCCATCATCAAAGCAGTAAATACTCTGATCGGGAAATTAGCAACTCTGGCAAATGCATTCAAAAGCTTTACGGAGCTGATAACAGGCAATAAATCATCCGGAACAAGCCAGATCGCATCAACAGGCGCAGCGGCAGCTGATGCGGGAGCTGGTATGGAAGATGCCTCCCAGTCTGCCGACAACATGGCAGATTCTACGAAGAAAGCCGGAAATGCTGCGAAAAAAGCAGCAAAAGAGATGCGCTCTCTGATGGGATTTGACCAGATCCAAAAGCTAGATAGCCCATCTGATGCAGAATCTGATTCGGATTCTGGCACAGCAGGTGGCACAGGAAATCCCGGAGTCAATCTGGGAGATGCTGTTGATTTTGGAAAACTGGCAGAAGGAGATACAACTGTTGATAAAACCAACAAGAGTTTGGATAAACTTCTGAAACGCTGTAAAGAACTGGCTAATATCTTCAAAAAGGGATTCCAGATTGGTTTTGGGGATTCCCAGAAGAAAATAAAGTCTATCAATGACAGTATTAAAAATATAGGAAAAACACTTAAGGAAATATTTACAGATCCGGCTGTTGTAGAGTCAGCAAATCATCTCTTAGACTCCCTGGCATTATGCTTTGGGAAAATGGTTGGTTCCTTTGCAAGAATAGGATTAACCATAGCTGACAATCTGATTGGCGGATTTGATAAATATCTCACAGGAAGCAAGGATTACATTAAGGAAAAACTGGCATCTATTTTCGATATCAGAGCAGAAATTGCAGATTTAGAAGGTGATTTTTATGTTGCCATGGCTGACATTTTCGATGTATTCTCCGGGGAAACAGCCAAAAGCATTACCGGACACATTATAGGAATTTTTGCCGATGGAGTTCTTGGAGCTTGTGAGGTACTCTTGAAATTTACAAGGGATATAGAACAGATTTTTATCTTGCCTGTTACCCAGAATGTAGACAAGATAAAAACAGCAATCGAAAATACACTGGTTCCGATTGAAATAGTTCTGAATACCCTGCACCAGGCGGTTGTAGATACATTTGAAAAGATATCTGAAACGTACGATCAATATGTAAAACCTTTCATGGATTCTCTTGCACAGGGAATTTCAGATATCGTAGGTACCTTCCTTGATGCATATAATACATACATTGTTCCTGTCTTGGATTATCTGGCGGATAAGTTCAGCACAGTGTGGGCAGAACATATACAACCCGCACTCAACGGAGTCATCGAACTGATTGGCAAGATCTTTGAGAATTTACAGGCATTATGGGAAACACTCCTGGTACCTGTGATCAACTGGATCATTGCAACTATTTTACCTATTTTAGGACCGATTATTGCTAACATCGGAGATCAGATTCTCGATCTGCTGGCTGTTGCAGGTGATGTGATCAAGGGAATCACGGATATTCTGGGAGGATTCATTGATTTTTGCACGGGTGCTTTTAC